CCACATAGCGGTTGGCTTTCTCAACGCTGTCACGAATCTGCTTCTCTTCTTCTCTGGCTATCTGGAGTAAACCGGGACGGGACTTATCCTCACTCACTATCTTTTGGAGCTCAGTTTTATAGCCCTCAAGCTTATTCCAATCTTCTACAGCAGCTTTTTGTGCATCACGATAGGAGCCGTATTCCGCTTTGGTATAATCGTGCTTCTGTTTCTCAGTAAGTCTGGATATCTCCTGTCGATAATAATCCGCTTTCTCTTCCAGTTCGGCAACAGTATATCCACCGGAGTAGTTTGCAGAATTGTTTACTTCAGCTTCGACATCCTGTTTCTTATCCCACTGGCCGAAGTAATCATTATTGGAAGTCAGAGTATCATAGACAGACTTGGACTGCTCCTTCATGCCTTTTACATAAGCGAGATAGTCCTCATTATTTTTGAGAGTGGCATCCAAATTCTTCTTCTCTTCCGCAGAAGCAGAAGCATAACTCTGATCGTACTGGGCCTTAAACTCATCCACCTGCTTCTGGACATAAGACTCCAGCTCCTGGTTATCGTAATAAAGGTTTGCAACTTCCTGTTGGTACACTTGCATCTCTTCTTCAGAATGCCAGTTACCATCCAGTGCGAAATCAGTAGCCGCCTGAAGACGAGTTTCATTATCCTGTGTCCATTCTGCTAAACCGGAAACCCAGTTACCATCGTCATCCGTGTGGCCTTCCCAATGATACGAGCCATCCTCATTTAGTTCATTACGTTTAGAGCCAGTAGTTCCTTCCGTATCTCTCCAGGCAGTCTTATCTCGTTCGAAAGTTTTGTTCTGGCGTTTGATATCAGAAGAGGCCGCATTTTCTGAACGCTCTTCAGCTTTCTGCGTAACACTCTTCAGCTCTTCTTTAGCCGCCTCTATGTTACGACCAGAATCCTGATAGGCCTTGGCAATAGACAACGAGCCCTGTGGTGTTGGAGAAGAAGCAATAATGGAGGAAATATCATTTTCCCTATTTCTCTCCCTAATTATATTAGCCTCTTCTTGCAGCTTAGGCGTAGCCTCAAATGCGCCGGAATCGTTTCTTGCTATCTGGCCTTTTTGCTCGGCCTCAGAAACAATCGTCTTTATCTCTTCATTTGTTTTCGGAGTCCACGTCTCTGCGGCTTGCGACCAAGAAGGAGGCGCAAGAATTGACGCAAGATCAGTCTGTGTTACCTGATTTTCATCGGGCTTTTTTGTATTAGCCATAAGCTATTCTCTCCTTTATAAACCAAATGCCTGTCCTATAAATTGTGCTGGGGATAACCCAAGATAAGCTAGACCAGCCATGCCGTCATTGCCGACACCCATTGCTCTCAGAACAGTCTCCGGATCTGTGCCAAAGGCCGCGTAGACATTAGCATCTGTATATGTTGGCTGCTGACTGTATTCAGACAAACCAAGCTGATCAAGTAATCCGGGGCTCTGCTGCTGTACCGTCGGCTGGCTATATGCCGCTACTTCACTGGCGGAATTCGCCAGCCCCAACTGGTCAAGAATACTCGGTTCCTGATACGAGCCGTTAAGCTGAGACAGCATCGCATCACCGCCAGATGCGGCAAGATCCGTACTCAGCGTAGGAAGTCCGGAAGCCGGAACCCCGAACGCTTCTGCGAGATACTGCTCCGGAGTAATCCCCGCTGCCGAGAGTCCAGCAAAACCTGCATTACCAACACCCATTGCTCTTAGAGCAGAAGAGGCGTCGGAATATCCGAGCTGGGCTAGAACATTATTAAGCGTACCGGTAGTATCCGCAGATGCCGCTGTACCTCCCATACCCATTGCGTTAAGGAGCGCAGCCGATGGCTGAATACCTTCCTTAATAAGTGTGGTACCAACGTCCGCCAGAAGCTGTCTCTCTTTAAGCTGATTAGCGATTGCATCCTGCTGTGCTGCATATGTCGGTGTACCGTTAGCGAATGCGCCAACAGCATTAGCTGCGTTAAGCTGGGCATTGAGACGAGCAGCAGCTTCATCGTTCTGGAGTTTAGCTGCATTGAGCCTTGCATCAAACAGGCTGTTCTCCTGGTTGAATCTGGCATTGAACAGATTATTCTGCTGGTCGATCATGGCATTGGCCACATTCAGATTGAACGCATCTGCATCCAATTCTGCGCCAACCAGACTAAGCTTAAAGTTCTCTTCCCACTGAGCGACCTGGAGATTGAATTCATCAATACTGACATTCGTCTCCTTTGCCCACTGGTAGAGATCCATAAGTTCAGACAGATACTTCTGGGAGATGTTGAGAAGCTGATTGGCTTTCTCGAACTCGCCCTGAGAACGGAGATCCGCAATCTGTCTTGCCGTATCCGTTGCCAGCTGAGTCTGTTCCTGCTGAACAGTCATTCTATTTGTAGCAGCGGTATTCTGGATCGTATTGTACTGAGCCTGTCCTATACCACCACGATCACCACGGGCTTCGCTGTAAAGAGCCTGATTATCCAGAGCTCTTTGCTCATCCATAGCGATCTGGTTTTTCTGATCCTGGTACTGCTTCTGGGCGTCCTGCATTACTCTCTGGAGTTCTGCAATGCCATTGTTAACAGTATTGTCCGCAGACAGAATAGCCTGCTGACTCTGGATGTCCCGGATCTGTCCGAGCATCTCCTCTTCCGGATGGGTAGTAACACGATCAACGCGCCCGATATCCACATCAGCTGCACGATCCCATGCATCTTGGAAGTTAAATCCTTCCGGTAAGGCTACTTCTTTCGGAAGATCAACTCTATTAGGAAGAGCAATATTAGAAAGCGGCTGGTTCAGATCGTACCCGGACTGCTTCAGTAACTGAGCATAGGCTGCGGCTGCGTCGGCAGATGTAGTGACTGGGGCAGTAATAGGAACGTAAGGAGTTCCTGTACCCGTACCAGTTCCTAACGGGGTTAGTCCGGTGCCTGCGCCGAGCTGACCTAGTAAGGCAGCAGCAGAGTATCCTCCCCCACCTCCCCCACCAGAGCCGCCTCCTCCACCAGAACCACCGCCGGAGCCATCATTAGGAGTTTCACCTTGAGGAGTCTGACCTGGGGGCGTCATATTCACAGTATTGCCGGGGCCAACGACGTTACCGTTCGCATCCACCGCACGTACTTCTCCAGTAGGGCCGATAAGCGACGCCTTGCCCGGACCCGCTGCCTGAACACCAGCGCCATATCCTTTTAGTAAGTTATATACAGGGTTCGATACCGTCCCTGCTAAGCTACCGCTTGGAAGCGGCGTCGCTTTTGTTGTATCATTTACAGGGGCAAGACCCTGTTGTGCGAGGGCCGCATTTAAGGATTTATTATCCGTTATTCCCGAATCGGCTAATTGCTGCCTTAGTTTATTGTAATCTACCCCGCTGCCAGAGCTACTCGCAGGCTTCGTAGTACCACTTGTCTGCCCCGAAGAACTCGTAGTAGTACTCGGCTTAACCGGCCCAATTGGTGTACCATAGTTAATACCCATAACTGTCGTTGCCATAGTAACAGGCTTAGAAGTATAATTCTTCTGATTGTCAAAAGGCTTACTGGTTAAATAGCTTGTATAGTTCTGCACTAGCGGGCTAATACTACCCCCAGAATTAGAACCAGATACCATATTAAGCGATCCGCCAACCGAGCCTACTCCCTTTGTCATTGCGATCTTGGCAGAGTCTGGAGCATTGACCGGAATATTCGCCATATCACATCATCTCCTTATATACGAATAAAGGGGATGATTCATTCCCCAAAGTCAATCCCCTATCTAGTGTATTACTGTATTGTGTAATTTGCATCAGTCTCATAATCCCCATACTGCACCTCTCCGTTACCCTGATAGTAATAGTTGTATTCCTTCGGAGAGCTGTCAGCGAGACCCTCACCGATGATATAGGCAATGATCGTACCACCGGCCATGATGAGAGACGCCACCCGTTCCAGCGTGGCGGAAGACCCGCCGAGGAATACGCCGATGCAGGTGACGAAAGATACTACTGCCGCCCAGAATTTACGGGAGGTAAGTTTTCTAACAAGATTCTTTTTGGTTTCTGCGTCCATATGTATCATCCTCCTTACGGTTTCCTGTGATGGTCTTCGTTACTGACGATACAGGCATAAGTGATAAACAGAGCGAAGACAATAAAAGCCAGTGTGTTTTCCATCATTCCGCATGCACCAGAAAACCACCGGTTGTCTTCAGTTCGTGATATGTCTTTTCGATATACTCCATTGCCAGTTCTCCGCGATTGTTTTCAAAATCGGGATTCACTTTCACGAAATGTTTGTAGTAGCTGATGTCGTCGAGGATGTCTTCGAAATGACTCTCTGAGCATGGGATCTCTCCATTAGACATCGCCCGACACAATTCATCGTAGAATCTAAGTATTCGGATTCGTACCTGCTTCGCGTTGTCAAACTCGTTTTCCTTGATGTGCTTGTCCAGCTTCTTATCCAGACCATCCACCTTGTCTCCAATCGCCGCCAGACTCGCCTCTGTCTTTTTCCTGTTGTTGATGATCGCCGTTGCAATAGCGCCAACTGTAATAATTAATTGCACCGCAGCAGGTATCCAGGCTTTAATTAATTCCACCTTTGCAAGCGTTGCCCCGTCCATTGGAATCACCCTTTCTGAGTAAAGTCTATCTCACAACTGTCAACCCCGCAGGTGTGATCCTTTTTATTGAGCCCTAACTTCGGCTCATGCTCACAGCACCAGCAGAGATCTTTCCCTGCCGGTACCGTAGCTCCGCATTTTCTGCACTTAGGCAGATTATTCTCCGTCGTCTCTGTCATGTAGCTGCCCCCAAATAGCATTGCATTCTGTTTGTGTGGCTGCCCAGTGGGAGTCGACGATTCCCTTTGTTTCTTTTATCTTCACGAAATTGAAATAAGAACTGATAGCGAGAAGCACTATTGCAATTCCAAAACAAATGCTGGTAAACATTATTTTAATCTCCTTTGATCTGATCGGATGACACCCATCCGTACACTTTGCTATCTCCTACCGGAGCAAGATGATAGGGAAACTTAGACCCTAGGCGAACCGCCGTGATCTTACCTTCCCCAGGTTCGAACCTCGGACCTAGATCTGTATTAGCAGATATCCGCGCCTTTCCGCCAAGGAAACGAACAACCTGACCGAGCTCAAGGACTCCGACTGCTTTATCCCCTACTTCCTCATACCGTTCATTAAGAGCGGCTAAAGTTAAAGGA